TACGGCGTCGGATGTGAACGGCGTCGCCGAAATCAAAAAGTGAAAGGTTTAAAACAATGGGTTTCAAGACTTACAACAACAAATCGATCGGTGACAAGTGTCATTCCGATTATTTGCGCGCTTTGAACGCAAAGGGTGTTATTCGTGTTGACAACGACGGAAACGCCGTTTTTCCCGCGAATATCAACGCTCCGATCGGCGCGCTGGCGTACATTCGCCCGACCGCCATTGACGCTTTGACAGCCCCGCGCGTCGCCGACAAAATCGCCGCCGCCAGCAAAAACGGCACTTGGGGCGATGAAATTCTTGTCATCAAGACGAAAGAATATATGGGCAAGACTTCCCCCGACGACGGGCAGGAATCCGACGGGTATTTGTCCGGCGTGAAATACTCCAACGAAACGCGCGGCGCGTATTACTATGCAACGGGCTGGCGTTCGACCGACCGCGAAGAAGCGACCGCCGGAGCGTTTCAGGAAAATATCCGCGCCGACAAAGCGGAGGCGGCTATGCGTTCTATGGCGATCGACCGTAACGCGTTCTTTTTCAGCGGCGTTAAGGACAAATCCCTGAAAGCCCCCGTTTATGGCTTGCTGAACGAACCGGGCTTGACGCCGTACGTTGTCGCGAAACAGGGTAAAAGCGGATCGTCCAAGTGGACGGACAAGACGATTGAAGAAATCGCCAACGACGTTGTCGATGCGTATGCGACGATGCAACAGCAGAGCGACGGGAACGCCGCCTTGTCTTTGGCTGGCGGTAAAAAGCTGAAACTGTTGGTTTCGCCCGCGTCCGAAGCCTTGCTGAAAAAGTCCAACGAGTTCGGGCGTTCCGCTATGGAAAACCTGAAAGGCTCTTTCGGCGAATCGCTGGAAATTATCGCCGTGCCGCAGATGGCGAAAGCGAACTCAAACAGCGACGTTTTCTATCTGATGATCGACGGCGACGGCGTGGAAGCCTTGCTGAACAGCTACATCGAAATGGCGCGCGTCTATCCGATCTTCATCAAAGACAGCGTCCCGTCGCAGAAGATCAGCGCGGCGACCTCGGGTTGCGTTGCCCAGTTGCCGATGATGATCGTCCGCTACACGGGCATTTAACGAACAGCGGGGGCGGGCGCAAAAACCCGCCCTTGCGCAAACAACGGAGCGCGAAAAATGATTATAGTCAATAAACAAGTTTCAGAAATTGCCTTTCGGACACCGAACGGCGTTTGTCGCATAAAAGGGAATGGTGTTTTAAACACTGTTTCAGATGAAGACTGGGAATATATTTTAAACAATTACGGCGGTTTTATCCGCGAAAACACTTTTTCGGACAAAAACCCGACGGGCTTTTTTGTTTGGAACGAAAAGGCGAAAGAAGCGGAAGCGGCGGGGCGCGAGCTGGCATTCACCGAGGGCGTGGACGGTTGCGAACGTCTGACGGCGACCGAAGCAAAAAAGGCTGTTGCGGGCGTTGACGTTAAAGCGTCCGTTGACGGTATGAAATGGGCGGATTTGAAGAAATACGCCGCGTCCTTGGGCGTGAAAGTGCCGCGCGAATGGGGACGGGCGCAACTGACGGAAGCGGTAAAGGAAGCTGAAAAAAATGCCTGAAATCATTATTCCGATAATTGACGAGTTCAACAAGCGATTCCCCGATCTGGCGGCGTTGAATTTGACGCAAGAGGATTTGGATGACGCGCAACCGCGGGCGAAGTCCTGCATTTCCAACGTTGTAGGCGAAATCCTGCTTGAAAAGGATTTACAGACGCAGGGCGTTTATCTGGCGACGGCGCACGTCCTGTTTTTGTTGAAGAATCCCGACAAGACGGGCGGGCGTCTGACAAGCGCGACCGAGGGCGGCGTATCGGCGGGCTTTCAACCCGTCCCCGTCAATTCTATCAGGGATTGGGCATTGAGCCGCACGGAATACGGTTTGGAGCTGATCCAGATTTTGAATTTGATCCAGCCGCCTTTGCCTGAAAAAGGAAGCGATCCGTATCCGTATTACACGACGGGGGGCTGGCGTGTCTAATTTTTCCTGCTCAATCGACTTTGGCGAAATCGACCAGATGCTTGCTCAAATTGACAAGCAGTTGTCAGGCGCGACCGAAGCGATGGCGGGATATTTCGAGGGCAAATCATACCCCGACAAGGGAAATGCAAAAGGTCTTGAAGTGGCGAAAAACGCAATGATCCAAGAACATGGAACGCCCGACGGGAAAATTCCGCCGCGTCCGTTTATGACGAACGCCGCTAAAAATTCGGACAAGTGGGCAAAAATCGCCGAGTCGGAATTGGACAAGGGGCGGACAATGGATCAGGTCTTACGCCGAGTCGGCGCGGAAATGCGCGACGATATCGTCAGGGCGATTGACGCGAACGTCCCGCCGCCGAACGCACCGGCGACGGTTGCGAAAAAAGGAAGTTCGCATACTCTGGTTGACACGGGCAACGGGTTGCGCCGCCCCGCTTTCGAGGTGAAATAATGCAGGGATTGAATTTACACAATACGGTTGCGGACGCTCTGGCGGTAATCAATCCTTGGCAGGAATTGACGTTTAAGAAGACGGCCACGGAATGGACACCAGACGCCCGAACGCCGACGGTGACGGAAACGGAATTGACGCTGAAAGGCAAAATCCAGCCCGCCGATTTGCAGACGGTCGTCAAACTCGGCTTTGACGTGAACGCGTATCAGTATTTCACGGTGTTTATTTCCGCCGACGTTACGCAGATCGACCGTTTGCGTCAGTTGGGGGCGGACGTTTTCACGACGGAAAACGGCGACAAGTATCAGCTTGTGGCAAAATCCGACTGGATTCAAAACGGCTGGCGGCAGGGATACGCCTATTTGATCGAAGCGGGAGCGGGGGCGAAAGATGAAACGGTCTGATATTTTCGATTATATCCAAAAGCAAGCGCCCGCGGGAATCCAGTTTGTCGATCCGTACTTGTCGGACGTGCCGTTGCCGAAAGGCGATTTTGTATCTCTGAACATTTTGCCCGTTGAAGATGTTGCGGCGTCGCAACACCGGACAACGGCGTACAACGCCGAAGCGGGGACGGTTTCGGTCACTTATTCGCAAGAGCGGATTTACACCGTCCAGTTTGATTGTTTCGGAGCTGACGCGCTGGATACGGCGTTGACGTTGAAACAGCGGCTGAAAGATTTTTTCTACAATACGCCTGACACGCCGTTTAATCTGAAAACGGTGACGGATATTGAAAATTTGAGCGATTTGCAGGATAATAAACGCTATCTTGAACGGTATTCTTTCCGAATGTCCTTTTTCATTATGGACGAATGGACAGATGAGAATCAACCCGCGCTTGAACAGGTTGCGACGGCGGCGGTTGATATTGCGCAATAACAACGGAGTTTAAAAAATGTCGATTCCTTTTTATGTTATCGCACCGACGACGGCGAAAGTCGTTAAGCCCGCTTTCACTGCTGAAAAACAGCATTTGATTTTGGCGGTCAAAAACGACCTGATCCCCACGTCCGTGCCTTATCTGGTTTTCACCTCGGCGGCGGATTACGCCCTGTCTTTCGGCAAAGACAAGGTTTATGACGCTCTGGTGAAGTATTTCGGTTTCTTGTCGAAGTCCGGATTGTCGCCTGAAAAGGCGGTAATCATGCGCTGGTACGACGAAGACACCGCGCCCTTTGCGATCGGCGGGCAGATGCCCGACAACGGCTTGGCGGAATTGAAGAAAATCACGGCGGGCAAGCTTACGGTTACTTTTGACGGCACGGCTTTTGAAGCGACCGCTTTGGACTTTTCCGCGGCTAACGCATATTCCGACGTCGCGGCGACTTTGCAGACGGCGTTGCAGGGTAACGCGGACGGCGGCGCGGCGTTCACGGGCGCGACCGTTGAATACAACACGACAACGGGCGGTTTCATTATCACGTCGGGCGAAAAAGGCGCGGCGGCGACAATCGCGGCTTTCACGGGCGAAGCGGACACGCTGAAAGCCTTGGGTTTGACCTCTGCGATTTTGTCGCAGGGCGTCGATAAAGAGGGTTTCGCCGACTTCTGCGAACGACTGGCGGACGCGAATCCCGTCGGGTTCACGATCACCACGCTTGAAACGGTTGAAACCGCCGATATGCTGGCGTCCGCCGCTTGGTTGCAGATGACCGTCGAAAATCAGACGCTTTACACGGTTTGGAAGCTGGCGTTCAATTTTGCCGATATGGACGCTTTGTCCGAATTTTCCGGCAAGGTAAAGGATCTGTCTTATACGGGCGTGACTTTGTGTTACGATCCGAACGGCGAAAACGTGAACATTCTGGACGCGGCGATTTCGGCGTCCACCGATTACGGCGTCGAAAACGGGACAAAGAACTACAATTATCAGCCCGCGACGGGTTACACGTCCGTTACGAAATACGGCAAAGTCACCGAATATCAGGCGGGACAGACGAATCTGGGCATTTACAACAAGTTGAACGACTTGAGCGCGTGCTTTGTTTATTCCGTCGGTTACGGCGACCAAGAGCAAACGTATTACGGTACGGGCTTGATGTTGGGCGATTTCGCGACCGAAGACACGCAGGCGAATCAGGCGGGTTTGGAAAGCGATCTGCGCTTGGCGGTGATTAACGGTTTGAACGCCGTTGAAAAGCTGAAACTGCGCGGCACGGACGCAGAGGAAACGCTGGCGGCGTTGGTTGCCCCGTCTTTCCAGAAGTTCCAGAGAAACGGAGCGATTGCTTACAACGGCGAATTGTCAACGACTGATCGGATTTCGATTACGCAGTCGTTTGGTTCGTCCGACGCGTCGGACGCCGTCGAAAACAACGGGTACTTTTTCCGTGTGGAAAGCCTGACGGAAACGGACGTTGCGGAAAAGCGGCGTCGAATCCGTTACGCTTATCTGGCGGGCGGCGTCATTAACAAAGTTGTTTTCAACGCGTCGATTTATGGCGTTTAACAGGGAGTAAAAAAAATGGCTTTTGAAAATGTACAGGGTCAGGAAAACGGCTTTTCGACGATCACGGGCGTTTTTACCGCCGCGCCGATTTTCGCGTCCTTCCGTTGCGAGGGGCTGGATAAAGCGGGGATCGTCTGGGACGACGTGGAAGTCGCAACGATCGACGTGGGCGCGGACGGTTTGAGCACGACCAACACTAAGCCGGTTGTCAGATCGGCGACGATGACGTTTAAGCCGAACAGCTCGACCAGAAAATATCTGGATCGGATCATTGAGCTTTCGTCCGTTTCGTTCGGCGTCCAGCCGACGGATTACGAGTTGACTTATATGGAAGTCAACCGTATGCTGGGGACGAAAACGATTTATTCCGGCGGTAAAGTGACGACGGCGGCGGGCGGAAATTCCGCCACGCTGGACGACGGTCAGCAGTCGAAAAAGTACGTCTTCAAATTTGCAGGCGTTCCGGTGACTTTGCCGTTGTAACGAGGTTTGCGGGGATAGGTTATTAGCCGACCGACAAGGAAGCAACGCGCTCTCTTCTTTCCCCGCAAATTAAGAGCGCGTTTTTTTATGGAGCGCAAAAAATGCAGAAAACAAAAATCGTAAAGATTCAGGATTTGGATAACGTCCGGTACTTCAAAATCCGCGCGATGGGAGTCGTCGAGGGGCTGGATATGATCGACAAAATCGCGGGAGCGGCACAGGACGTTATGCAGGGGCGCAAGGTGTCGATCAAGGATTTTTTGCCCGAATTGATTCCGCTTGCCGCGCCGATGGACGCCGAGGGGAAAAAAGTCACCGTTCCCGATTACACGCTTGAAGACGCATTGAACGAGTTTGAAAATCCGATTGCTTTGTTGCAACTGGCGACGGAGGTACTGGAATTTCAGCAAGGTTTTTTAGAGGGATACGAAGTCTTCCAGAAATTGACCAAGAAAGCAAAAGACTTGTCAGCTACTCTCAATTCGGCGTCAGAAACGAAATCGGAAGCCTGATAAATCCGGAAGTGTCGGCGCGGGAACTGGCGACGTTAGACCTGTTTGATTTTTGGCTTTCGTATGTGGTAAAATACGTTCGGACGCAGAACGAAATCGCGTCCTACAACAGGAGTCTTTCAAATGGCGTTCAGTCGCGCGGTCATTAGTTTCTTTGTCAATGCGGAATCGGCGAAAAAGCAGATTTCCGATTTTAAAGGCACGATCAAACAGACGGCGACCGATATTAGCCAAACGTTTATTGGCAGATTCGGCGGGATCGCCGCTATCGGCGGGGGCGTAAAAGCCCTTGCCGATATTTATACCCAGACAAAAAAGCTGGCGGATTTTTCAAACACGTTTTCTTTGCCGGTAGAGGAAGTTTCCCGCTTTTCAAACGTGCTTTCAATGTTTGGCGGAAATACCGACGAAAGCATAAACGATTTGAAGAGCCTGCAACAGGCGATCACCGACTTTAAGACGACTGGCGGCGGGTCTTTGCGGGCGGTATCGGCGCAAGTCGGTTTATCGCTCACGAACGCCGACGGTTCGATGAAAAATTCAATGCAGGTGATCGACGATCTGCGGGCGAAATTCAAAGGATTGTCAGGATCGGCACAGTTGAAAGTGGCGCAGGAATTGGGGCTTTCCTCTCCCGCAACTTTGCAGATGTTGCGCGCGCCCGACGAGGAATATGGGAAAATCCGCAAACAAGCGGAGCAGATGAACGTCGTCAATCAGGGAACGGCGGACAAGGTGACCCAGCTTTCCCGCATTTTGGCGACAATGAAGCAACAGTGGTACGGCGTCGGAACAGTCATTCTTGATTTCGTCTTAAAGCCGTTGCAACAGATCGGCAACGCTTTGGCTTGGTTTAACAATCAGAGTGAAACGACGCGCAAGTTCTTTATCGGGATCAGCGGGGCGATGCTTTTGTTTAAACCGGCCGTTGACGTTTTCGTTTTCTTGAAATCGGGTATTGCCGGACTGATCGCGCCGCTGAAACTGGTATTTGCTTTGATCGCCGCAAACCCGATTACGGCGACAATCGCGGCTATCGCCTTGGGGATTGTTTATTTTGACGACATCAAAGCGGCGATGGATCGTTTTATCGCGACGGGTACGCCGTTTTCCAATTTCTGCCGCGGACTGATCGACGATATAAATCTGGTGTTGACGCCGATCAACAAGCTTGGCGAAGCCATGGGGTGGGTTGCGGCAAAACTGACCGGCGGCGTGAAAAAGCCGATTGAAGAAATGACCGATGAGGAATACGCCGATCAGCAGGGAATATCCATTGAACAGGCGCGGACTATCAGGAAAAACAGGGAAGCGTTTAAAGGGCAGTTGCGGAGTTCCGGCGAAGTATCCGCCGCGCAAAACGCGCAGATCGTAAATTCGACGGTGAACAACTCGGCGTCCACGGCGACGACGAACAACAACAAGACTTCAACGGTGAACCAGACTTTCAATTTCAACGGCACGTCCGACGAAATGCAAGACAAGCTAGTTTCGATTGTCAAACAAGGCGCGACGGGGGTTAGGTAATGGCGACAACGTATCTTGACTCGTTCAAAGAATTGATTATGGGGGCGAATCCTTACGCCATTATGTATGTTGACTCTTTGGGCAAAAAAAAGGTTGTTTTGGCTTTTGATTCGATCCAAGAGGTCAATTTCAAAGCGTCTTCAACAATGACGACCTACCCGACGGAATCGAACGAATACCGAACGGACGGTAAGTTTCGGACGCCGAACGTGATTTCCGTCAGAGGGATTATTCAACGTCCCTCTTTGGCAGGACAAGCGGCGCGGGCGTTGTTGTCATACCTTGGCGGCGGAAAATCGCTTATCGACCGGACAAAGGCGCAACTGGAACAGTATATCGATGTTGTCTGCCGGTTGGATATTCAGACAAAAAGCGGATTGTATGAAAACTATTCGCTGATCGGTTACGAAATCCCCGAAACGCTGGACAATTACGGCTATTTTGAAGTGATTATGGATTTTCAGCAAAACCTTGCCCCGACGGCGGATAACGAAGTGTTGCGCCTGATTTCGGACGCGAAAACGATTTTCGGCGGGATTTGCTCTAAGATAGGACTCGGCTGATGAAATACCAGATTGTTTTACCCGTAACCGCAAACGGATCAGTTTCCTTTGACCTTGACGAAATCGCCATTGATTTCAGCTGGAGGACTTTGCGCAACGGCTCGATGATTTGCGACATCACGACAAACGACGGCGAAAACGAAAGCAAGATCGGCGGTCGGGCGTGCGTGAACTTGTCCCCGTTGTTGTGGGAATCGCCGTGGAAGTCCGGCAAGGGCAATCTGTATTTTATGGACAAGACGGGTAACGACGATCCGCGCTATTCGGAGTTCAACGACCGCTTTATCTTGGTGTACGACGACGCCTATGTTTTCGAGGGGCAAGGCTATGCGGGGGATTGATTGGACAATTCCGAAACGGTACTTGCGCCTGACACTATACGACGGTCGGGTCGTCACGACAAACAAGCGGGTATTGTCGAATCTGGACGATTATTTCAAAATCACAGGCGATATATCGGCGACGGTTTCGGGCGCGTCGGCGGAAGCGAACTTCACGCTTTACGGGCTGAAACTCGACAAAATGGCGTTTCTTTCAACCAGCTTTTCCACGTGGGTTGTCAATCAAATCAGGAATGAAATTGTTTTGGATATCGGCTATGAAAACAATCACGGGATTATGTTCAACGGCACGATTACCGAAGCCCTGCCGTCGCTGGACAATGAGAATTATTCCGTTAAATTGAAGTGCATGGGGAGCTTTGCGGAAACTTTAAACAGCGTCGTTTCTTTGAGTTTCAGCGGGATAACGCCCGTTTCCGTAATTGTCGCCCGCATAGCGTCGAAACTGGGCTATCTGCCGCGGATCAGCACGTCGGTAAAACTGATGACGGTGGCGAATTATTCACTGCAAAATCAGCCGATAACGAATCACTTGCGGTATCTGGCGGAAATCGCGGGGATTGATTGTTATGTTGAAAACGATACGGTCGTTGCGAAAAAAAGCGGGGAAGCGGTGGCGTTGTCGCGGACGTACAAGATCGACTCGTCGAATATGATAGGCGCGCCTATACCGACGAACGAGGGGGCGCGGGTAAGAGTCCGTCTTGATCCGTCGATCAGGACGGGGCAAAAAGTACGGCTGGTTTCGTCAAAATTCCCGCAGTTGTCGGGTGAAGTGTTTATCGTTCAAACGATCGGAACGTCTTTTGACACGCGCGGCAACGATTGGAAAAACGAATTGTGGCTTGTCAAAGAGGGGCTTTATCGGCAATGAAAAGCAACACACCAAATACAAATCCGGCTTGTTCAAGCGACGTTTTCACGGCGTTCCGGCAAATTGTCAAAACGTACTTGTCCGATTTTGTTTTTACAGCCGATCCGGTGAAAGTGGTAGAAGTCGGGGCGGACGGATATCTTACAGTCCGGCCAGTTGTTAAGCAAGAAACGACAAGCGGGAAAACGCTATCAATCGGTTCGGACAACGATATTTGCAACGTCCGCCCGTTGTATTTTCTTGGCGGCGGTACGGAATTGTCCTTTGAAGCGGCGGCGGGCGATTACGGCTTGCTGATCGCTTGCAAAAGCGACGTGACGAAATACGCCGTTTTGCATACGGAAGCGGTCGGCGGACTGCGGCAATTCAGCCCGTCAAACGGCTTTTTTCTGCCGATCGACTTTTTCCCGACGAAAAGAACGAAGCTCACTATTTCGCGGACGGGAACGGCGGCGGAAGCGGCGACCTCGTCCATTGTGCTGGACGACGCGGGAATCACGGTTTCGACAACGGGGGCTTTGTCGGTATCGGCGAAGTCGGCGACGGTCACGACAACGGAAGCGGTTGCGGTTTCCGCAAAATCTGCTACAATAACAGCAACGGAAGCGGTGGACGTATCGGCGAAGTCGGCGACGGTTACAGCTGATGCCGTCAGTCTGGGAGGGGCTGGCGGCGCGGCGGTGGCGAGAGTTGGCGACGCCGTATCCGTTACGGTTGCCAGCGGATCATCGGCGGGCGTATGGACGGGAACGATCACGGCGGGTTCTGCAAAGGTGACTGCGCAATGATAACGATTAAGACAAATGAAAAAGGCATTGAACTGGATAAAAACGGCAACATCAAACTGCTGGACGGTTTGGACGCTTGCGTTCAGGACGTGCAGTCCCGCGTCCTGTTCAATCAGGGTGAAAACCCGTATGATTTGACGGACGGGATCGATTACAATGGCGATCTGTTGGGAAAATTCGGCGGAGAAGAGTATATAAAAAACGTTTATGCCAAACAGATCGGGAAGTCGGACGATATAACCGAGGTTGCGAATATCGAAATCGCGCGCGGCGACAAGTCTTTTTCGGTCAACGCGGAAATCAAAACAATATACGGGGTGACGAATGTCTAATCCTTTTTTTGAAGTCAATACCGACGGCGTTTTTACGGTCGATACGTCCACTGTCAAAGAAAAGTTTGAAGAAGCTTATAAGGCGGCGTTGGGCGCGACGCTGAACGTCAATGACGGCGTTCAGAAACAGCTGATTTTGAACGACACGGAAACGGTCGTTTCGTTTATGAACGATATCGCGCTTTTGTTGAACGCAAACAACATTTTCACGGCGACGGGGAGCGCGCTTGATAGCGTCGGCGCAAGGTTTGGGTATTATCGTAAAAAAGATACGCAAACGGTCGTCACGGCGGTTCTGACGGGATCGGCTGGGGCGATTGTCCCGATCGGCGCGCTGGCGTCCGACGGTGAAAACACTTTTGCGCTTACAAACGTCGTTATTATCGGTGACGACGGCAAAGCGACGGCTCAATTTCAATGCACGGTCGGCGGGGAGATTCCATGCTTGGCGGGAAACTTAAATCAAATCGTCACAACGGTGATCGGTTGGGAAAGCGTCACCAATCCGACAAACGGGATTGTCGGCGTTGATACGGAATCGGACAACGTTTTCAGGCAGAGAATTTTAGGGACTCTGTTGCAAATGCGGTCAAGGACTCTTTTGGGAGCGATCGCCGCAAACGTCGGGCAGACGGCGGGCGTCGTTTCAGCTTTTGTTCAAGAAAACCCCGTCAATGTCGAAAACGTTATTCGCGGCGTCGTTATGCCGCCGTATTCCATTTACGTCGCCGCTCTGGGCGGGACGGGCGACGCAATCGCCGAAACGTTGACGAAAACCAAAACGCTGGGTTGTCCGATGACGGGCAACACCTTAATCACCTATTACGATATTTTGTCGAAATACAACAACAACTACCGGATCGAACGCCCTGCGGAATTGCCGATTTTCATCAAAGTGTCGTATCACCCGACGGATACGACGCCGTCGAACGTGCAGGATTTGATCAAGGAAAAAATCGTTTCCTACTTCAATTTGAACACTTTGCAGATTGCGGAAAACATTTCAACATTCACGATCAATCAGGCGTTGAGAGATTTTCTGTATGCGGAAATTTACTCCATTTCCGTTCGGAGCGACTCGGCGGGCGACTGGGCGATTTACGTTAATGTTGACGCGAATCAAATCCCGACGGTTTCGGCTGAAAACATTTCTTTCGAGGTGATTTAATGGCGGAACTCGGCATATATGAACAGGTATCGCTAAACGTCTTGGAGCGGCAGTACGGCTATACCAACGTTGCCGCCCTGATGATGAAGCGGGCGGAAGTGTACGACACGCTGATCGGCGATATAATCACGGATTTAATGGGGCAGTTTTTCGATATTCGGACTTGCACGACGCAGGCACTGGATAACTACTGGGGAAAGTTGCTTAACATTTCCCGCGTTTTTGAAGACGACGACGGCAACAAGTACACGCTGACGGACGCCGAGTTTCGGGAAGTTATGCAGATCAAGCTTTTTTCTTGGGACGGCACGCTTGCGAGTCTTAACGAGTTTTTCCGTGACCTATTTGCGGGGCGCGGTTCGTTTTTCGGCGTCGATTCGCAGGATATGACGTATATCCGTTTTATTATCGGATTTGAGCTTACCGACAACGAAAAGGCATTGTTTGAAAAATTCGATATTTTACCGCGTCCCGCCGGAATCGGGGCAAGAGTGAAAATCATCACGTCCGATAAAAAGTTTTTCGGATTCGGAAAATATGAAAGCTATACGGAAAGTCCTATAACTTTAAGTTTTGGCACATATACGCAAGAACCGCTTGGAGCGGGTCAATTCGCAACATACAACGACGAGGTTTAACAATGGCTGATAGGTTTTTGCTGAAAAAATTCGCAAGCAACACGAACGACGTGGGGCAGTTCGGTTCTTTCCAACAGGGCGGCGGCAAGATCGGCGACGGCGTGAAGACGACCGATCCTAATCAGATACAGGCGTCCCCCGCTTGGGAGCAGGGCTGGGGCGCGGCTACCGATTACGGTTTGTTGTTGCCGCGTTTGGAAGAAATGAACGGCGTTCAGCGCGTCTTTGCGGAAATGCTGTGGAATCAGTGGCGCGACGGTATTACGTTCTGGCAGGCGGGCGCGCCCGTAAAAGCGTTGCAAAGCGTCGTGATATATCAGACGGGCGACGAACTGCCGAAAATTTACATAAACAAGACGGGAGCGAACGGGGCGAACCCGCCGCCGCAGGATACGGACAACTGGGCACTGGCGTTTGACCCGACAAATACGCAACTTTTGTCGAATATGGAACAGGTGGTATCAGCGGCTACCAACAAATATCCGTCAAGCGCGGCTGTTTCCGCCTATGCGCAAGCGACCGGCAATCCTGTTGGGACGATTATCATTTGGGGTGCAGATACCGCGCCAGCTGGCTATTTGATTTGCAACGGCGCGGCTATTTCCCGTACTACGTATGCCAATCTGTTCAACGTCATCGGTACGATATGGGGAGTTGGGGACGGAAACACGACCTTTAATCTGCCGAATTTTGATGAAC